CAATAGTTTTTACTGCACCTGACATATTACCTTGTTTGTATCTAGGGTCATTTGCTATACCGTATGCTTGTTTAATTTGTGCAGAGGTAAAATTACTTTTCTCTGTCATTGCTTTCTTCAACTCTTTTGATTGACCTGCGTGTGCCTTACTTGCTTTTGCTAACTTGTCTGCAACTTTTTTAACAATACTCTTATCGTCTGTATCTAGTTCTTCGTTTTTACTTTCTAATCTTTTGTAATACTTGTTAATCATTTTATCTCTTGCTTGTTGGTCTTGAACGGTTATTGAACCTTTCATATTATGTCTAGATGCAATACCTGCCATCTGCATCTTTTCAGCAGATGTACCAAACTTATTTACAATTGCAACACCATTTTCTGTGTGTTTATTTTCATCTTCGTTTTTATCAAAATCTTTTTTTGTAAATTCATTAATTGTTTCTTCTTTCATTAAATAAGCATCAACACCTGCTGTGCTTTTTAAACCTTTCATCTGTGCATACTTCTTTGCCGCCTCGTAACTGCTATTTGCTTTAACAACTTCTTTATCGTGTTTAACGTGAACAACTGTGTAAGTATACATCTCATCAAGTTCTACTTCTTCTCTTAATTTATTAACTTCAGCACCACTCATTCTAAACTTTGAGATTAATCTTGCGGCGGCAGACTGTGATACGAAAGGTATGTCTGCTTTAAATAATGCAATCAAATCTTCTTTCTTATCAAACTTGTCCATTATTTTCATTAACTTATTTGCACCGTCAATAGATATTTTAGCACCTCTCATTGGTGCCATAATTGTTTTTAGAGTTTTTATCTGCTGACTAACATTCTCATCTAATACTTTTTCATCATAGTCAAATACTTCACCCATTATTTTCTTAACAAGTTTCTTGTCTAACTTTAGACCTTTTGCTATGTCGTCAACACTAGGGTCACTAGTTTCTTTTTTAAGTATTTCATGCTCACCCCTCTTTGGGTCTTTATAAGCATCATGTTTCTTTTTATTAATTTCTTTAGGAGGGTATGATGTAGTAGCATCTTCTTTGATTAGACCTCTAACCTCTCTTAAAGTTTCTTTCATTGTTTTTCTGTATCTACTCATTTTAGTTATCCACCTTTGCTCCTGCTCTCCATTGGTAACAAGACCAATATCGTGCTTTTGTTTTAGGACCTGGGTTATCACAATTGTGTCTTGCTCTAAATGACTTTCTTCGTGCCGGGTCATCTCGTTTAATACTTAATCCTGTTGTATCACCAAAAGAAACTTTGATTACGTTACCCTTCTCATTCTTAACATATACATAAAACTTCTTACTACCACCTCTGATAGGGTCATTAAGTTTAACTTTCTTTCCCTGATACTCTGCCTCTTGAATTCCTTCTAATTCGTGTTCAAAGATACACTCTTCGCACTTCTCATCTATATCTTCGAACTCTTTAAAACTTTTCATCTATCTTACTCATCATTTTTCTTGTTACTTCTATGAGTTTATTTTTCCACTCATCACCGTATCTACTTCTATATTTATCTATTGTTTCATCTTGAACTGCCCATTCTTTGACATCATCAGCAGTAATTCTGTTTTCAGGTGTTCTTTTCTTTGAATCCATTGGTTTTTTGTCTGCTTTTTCACCTGGAGTAATTTCTTTTGCGTGATTGGCATAATCTTCACCTTCTTCATAAGACTCTGGTATATAACCATCTACTTTCATTGCATCTTCAATTGACATCTCTTCAGGTACACAATTAGGCACTTGTTTACCACCTTTATTTTTCATACCCACTTGTTTATAACCTGACCAACAAGGTCCTTTCTCTGCTAATTTAGTTTCACCATACATTTGTTTGTATTTTTTAGTATGAATACTAGGTTTTGTCTTTGCAGTTTTATCACCTGGTGCTGGTTTATAATCATCATCATCATCTGATTTTCTATACTTTTGTTTTGCAAAATAATCTGCTCTTTTCTTTTTTATATCTTTCTTTAATGTTTTATAATACTTTTTAGGTTGTGTACCTTTCTTACTCTTCACGTCTTTGTCTTGTGGTTGTGCATCTAAATCTTCATTCATATCTTCCTCTCTTACTGTTTTAAAACCGTAGTCTATATTTAAATTATGCTCTCTTACTTCTATCTCTCTATCAGGTGGCACTGGTATACAATCCCATATCCACGACTTATATAAATTGTTTTTATCGTCTTCTAATACAACATAATTAGTTCCTCTTCTCGTCACTACACCTATTATATCTTCATGTACATTTTCAACTTTATCACCTACATTAAATAACATTTCTCTAATGTACATATCTCTAATTTGTTTTTGTTCAAATTGTTCTAAACTTGCTATTGGTCTGTAATTCATATGACCCATACCTGTTGTGTAAGATGCGGCGAGGTTCATACCTTTTCTTACATCTTTAAATAATTTTTCTACACCTCTAAAATTAGGTAACCCTTTTTCAAATGATTTCAAATCATTTGCTTTTGCCGCCGCTCTCATTTTACTTGCTGACATACCTGAGGCACCCTCTGCATCTGGGTCACGTTCACCTGCATTTATAACCTCTATACTATCAAAGTTATAGTAACCGTGTCTGCTCTTAACGTCATTGTATCTTGTAAATAGTGTTTTAAATTCTTGTATTCTATCACTACCTGCTACCATTTTTAAATCTGTAAAACCCTCTTTGTATAAGTCTGTAATTATATCAATAACAATATTTGTTCTAGGTAGCATTATTTTTCTAGCATATCTAGGAAATATCTTTTTCATATAATCTAATTTTAATCTAGGGTTTAGTGGATTTTTCTGTGGGTCATTACTCATACTAATGTAAATTCTCATTTCATTTGCTGAAACTCTTGCAACTCTATCTAGTAATTTTTCGTGACCTATTGTAGGTGGATTAAATCTACCCCAAGCAAATACAATTGACTTTTTCTTTTGTTCAAATATTCTTTCTTCTACTTTATACATTGTGTGTAATTGACCCATATCAACTAATTTGTTTATATATGAAATAACAGACTGTATTGTTAAACCATATTTTCTAGAATAAGGATATGTAATTGCAGTTAGTTCGGATGATTTTTTTAATGCTCTATTTTTATCAACTAATTTTTTATACTGCGATAATATAGCATTCATAATTTGTTTGTACTTTACATTTCTTTGAACAAACTTTACAATAGCAGTAGGGTCAAGAATACCACCTTTGAATGGATTTTCTTCAAGTGTTTCTTCACTCATACTGTTTATTTCAGCATCAGTTACTTTACCATCTTCCATAACCTTTTTACACTTAGCATATAGTTTACTGTAATGATATTTTTCTAACATCTTGTATATCACATTTTTAGGTAATTTATTTTTGATACCGAATTTTCTTATTTCATCAGGTGTCATAGGATTTGCAAAAGCACCTTGTCTTTGCTTAACAGTTTCATCACCCATATCAACTAATGTTTTTATAGTTTCTTCAATTTCTTCTAGTTTATCTTTAACTAACTTTTGTATACCATCAACATCATCAGGTGTCAACTCTTTTAATTCTTTATAGTCAATAATATCTCTAGCAAGTTCACCTTTAATCACATCTATCTCTTCTACCTTTTTTCTGAAATCTGATTCATATTGTTTAGGGTCAAAGGTTATAGGTTTAGGTTTTCTTGAAAACTTATTTGCATCTATATCAAACACGCCATCTGCCTCTCTATCATTCTTTTCTTTTATTTTTGGGTCTGTTATTATAAAATAATTTATAGGGTGTTTTGTACCAGGTATTAATTTACCATTTACACTTTTTAAATCAGATGCTAATTGTTGACGCATTGTTTCTCTATAACTAGGTTCTACATCAAACAACACATTAACATCTAGGTCAGCATCTTCTCTATATCTTTTTGTAAGTATAGAACCTATCAAACTATATTTTAACACAGGTGCTTTACTCTCAAACTTTCTTATTTGAGATTTAATCATAGCAACAACACCAGGTTTTAATTTGGGGTTGTCTGTATCAGCATCATTAAAGACACCTTTAGCATATGTTTTTCTAGGTATATCTATTATACTCATTGTTTTCTCTTTAATTCTAACTCGTGTGCTATCCATTTTTTAGCAGTGTAATTTACTATTGGTCTTCTCATATACTCTGCTACTACTTTAGAAACTCTATTTAATGTTTGTGTCACTAATTCTTGAGCAGATTTATTGTTATCAACTATTATGAAATTGTTACCACCAAATACTCTTTGAAATTGTCCTATGTTTTTTTGACAATTATTCCAAGATTGTATTGTTACAAACTCTGGCACACTTCTTTCTCTTTGTGAATTTCTTTCTAGTGCAACATCTAAACTTGTATTAACAAATATCATATAACAGTCATAACCTAAATGCATAAAAGCATTTTTCAAACTTGTAATTTTTTCTAATTTATCTGCTGTGCCATCAATGATGATACCTAATCTACCATCTAATGATAAGTCTAACATTTTTTGTGTTGTTGCTTTTGCTCTTGCCCTTACCATATCTCTAACTTGTTCTTCACTATCAGGCATCTTTAAAGATAGACCTGCTTTTCTCATTGCGTTTTCAAATGCTCTGTCTGAATTTATCACTCTAAGTCCTGTACCAGCAAATGCTTGAGCAGTGACAAATGTTTTACCTGAACCAGGACCACCTGCTAAAAAGAATGCTTTAAATATTCCTTTATCATACACACCTTCGTGTAAATTTATTTTTTTTATTAACTCTTTAAATTTCATCCCTTCACCCAATCTTTTGCTATTGTAAAGTTTGCTTTACTAAACTCTAATCTATCGACCAATTTAACTGCACCCTTACTTGACAATGCTACAAAACCCTCTGGTGCAGTAACTCTAAACCCGTCTGGCGTTTTTATAAATGACCCTATGCTTTGTATCTGATTCATTTTTTGTAGTAAAAATATCTTTGCTCTTTGTAAACTTATGTGACTTGCTATTGCAAAATAAATTGCTTGTTCGTTTTTCTTAATAAAATCTCTACCACCATCTAGTGCTTGTTTAAACTTTTCTTGACCTTTTGGTGTTTTTCTTTTATCAACTTCACCCTTTAATGAGTTTTCAAAATATTCTTTAAACATTGATACTAATGTTTTAACTTTATCGTAACTGTCACCTTTATGATTTCTAATATAGTAATTAAAAAAAACTTTTAATCTATATGCTACAGACAATGGGTCAGATGCTCTCTCTTGTAACATATTCAATACTGCTCTACCTTTTGATAATGAACCCTCTGCCATTCTAATTATATTATCAAAAGTTTGCAATTCATTTGTGTTAAAGTTTGATGAACCTGATGTATCTGTAAATCTAGCACTCGCCATAAAAACTCTACCTGTGTTACCTGATTGTGAATATCCAAAGTTTGCAGATAACTCTGACATTTTTTTACCTGTGTAACTTGTGTGAAAAACAATACCTAAACTTGCTCTAGAAATTTGTCTACCTAATTTTGAATCTTCTGGCACTGCATATGTTATAGTGTTTGGTGTAAAAGAAATCATTCTCTCACCATCTATTACTGCGTTTTTTAAATCAGACTTTGTAAATAATAAGTCACCTTGCAGTATAATATTAGATTTGAAAACTCTCTTTAGTTCATTAAATGATGCAATGAGTTTATCTACAACACCACCAGAATGATTTTTTTGAATGTCTGATATTGAATAGTTTATTTTAGGGTTTTTATTAAATACTGATTTAGTTCCTACGAAGAACTTACCATTCTCAGGATTAGTGCCAACAAATACTGCTGGTGCACCATCCCATTTGACTGTTACGTTTACACTACTACGAGAACTACCTTGTAGCATTTGTCTAATTGATTTTAAAAATGCTACTGCTTGTTTACCACCCTCTGCACCTTTGTCTATAATCTGGTCTTCAAGATGTTCTAGATGTAAATTCTTACCTGCCGTAGCAAATGTTTTGAAACTAAGCATATCTTCCTCATTTGTCCCATAAATATAATCACTCTTTCCATACAATATAATCAGTTTCAATTATTTATAAGTTCTAAACACCATAATTATCATTTTTACTAGATATACCACAAAACTCATGGCACACATTTGGTGCTTTTTTTGGTTCATCAATTAACATCTTATAGAAATCTAACCACTCTTTTGATTGTGTAATACTTTTAATTGATGTATTATTAGATATTTTGAATTTCTCTTGATAAAATACTGTTCTGTTATCATTCATCCAGCAACACGGTATAATATATCCCTCTGCTGAATGTCCTAAGCACTGCACATCATTGTTTTCATCTTTTATTATACATTTAGGTTTAAGCACAATACTTCTCATCAGGTTTTAGTTTTGACATTTCACCACTCCATCTACTAGAATATGATAATTTAAATTCTATATTATTGTCTATAGCAATTTTTCTAGCAGTATCTATATCATTTTGATTATATTTAAAAACTATATACTGCCACACAATATTTACATTCATTTTTCTTCCTAACTTCATCATTTCAAATAGATGTTCGCCATCTTGATTAATTCTATGTTTATGACTGTCTTTAGGTAAACCATCTAATCCAAATATCCAAGTTGTATTTTTACCTGAAACTGAAAATGCCTCTTCATAAAATTCTTTTTTCTTATGTGATGCGGCGGTGTGAATATCAAGTTTATGCATCTGTAATAAAAAAACAAATTGAATAAAGTTGGGATGAAAGATAGGGTCTGACTGAGAACCACAAAATTCTATATAATTAAATGTTTCACTAATTTTTTTTAAGTCTTCGATTGTTAAATCAATATATAATTTTCTATCATACCAAGATGCTTGTCTAATACAAGTAGGACATTGTAATGTACATTTATTAGTAATATCTAAATTTATAGGTTTTGTATAAATTCTATCATCTAGTGTTGGAATATACATTACTTTCTTATAGATAAAAAATCTGGTATGCCACCATTGATTGACCAGACTTGATTTTTATTTTGAAAGTCTACAATCTTTTTAGCATCTTCTTCAAAAAAGTATTCACCCACAATAACGTTTGTTGGTCTTTCTTTTACTTGCCAGATTATTTTCTTACCTTTCTTTAACATCTTCTTTGTGTATCGAAGTTTAATCATAATTTAAAATCGCTAAATTTATCATATGCGTCCTCTGTTTTATTAATGTTACTATCTACTAATGTTTGTGCAGAATTTTCTACATCATACAATTTCATTTTTGCTCTATCGACACCAATGACAAAAGTTTTATTAACACTAGGGTCATTATATCTGTTCTTTAATTGTTTTACTTTCATTTGACCTAATGACTCTAACTCATCATTACTCATTAATGCAAACATAAAGTCGGCAGTTGCTGGCAAACCAAAACTTTCAGATGTGTCTTCTAAACCAATATCTGTAGATACAAAACCACTTCTTGTTGTTTGTGTTGCACTAAAGATAGGCACATTAAACTCAACTGCTAAACCTCTTAACTCTTCAGCGATTGCTTTAATATAAAAATAAGATGATATATTACCACCTTTAAATCTACTTGATGCACATATATTTAAATAATCTATAAACACAACGTCAGGTATAAAATCTTTTTTCAAAGATAACTCATTTATTAACGACCTGAAATGACCTGCGTGTGCTGACGCAGTAGGATATTCTTTAATAATTAATTTACCTGATGTTTTACTATTTATTTTTTTCACTCTATCGTCATATAATTGTTTAGGTACAACGTGTAAATCATCTATGGTCATATCTAACAAATTAGCATCTATTCTTTCAGCAATCTTTTCTTCTGCCATCTCTAACGTAACATACAACACATTGTAACCTTGTGTTAAATATGCTGACGCACAATG